CAAAGTTCCTAGCAAAATACATGTATCCATCTTTTGGATCCATACACTTTACCAACTCTTCAATTTGAGCTTCTGTATACGTTTCTCTTTGATTTGCTTTTTTGGTTAATACACCATCTAATGACTTTGACATAATATTACTTATCCAAAAAAATAGCACCCTAGGGTGCTATTTGGCCGTTCGTCCAATCGGTAGGACTTATTCTGATTTAGCTTTACGCATTAACATTTTAACAATCTCAGGACTAAACCCTGTTTTTTTAGTTACGTCTTTCATGTTGTTTGCAGCAAATCCACTGCCGCCAAACTCTGCTAATACTTCGCCTAGTCTTGACAATGCATTTGCCATCATCAAACTATCGTCATCTGTGCCGCTCATGCTTGAACTTATGTCAATCATTTTTCGGCCCATGTTGTTAATTTCTCTATGCTTTACATCAAAGTTATCTTCGACATCACGTTCTGCTACTGTATTTTTTTTTTGAGAAAGTGCTTGAGTAAGTCTTTCTCTGATACTTTCTTGCGTATTCATTGGATTGTCACCGCCTGCTGTGGCTGGATATGATCCTTTTTCTTTGTGCAAATCATCGCCCGACGGTATTACATCACTAACATCGCCTGCGTTTGCAGCAGTGTATTCATCTGGCTCTGTAGTAGCATCACCAAATCCACCGTCCATATCTTCTTCTTCTCTGGACATCATGCGAATCATATCTCCCATTTCAGGACCTTCTGGTTTGCTTGGCTTTGAACCGCAGCCGCCCATTGGTTGACTTGGTCCATGCATTTTACCACATATTGGACATGGCTTAGGACCTGGATTGATATCGTCCATGTCTACTGGCTTAGCACCCTCTGCACCAGATAGTTGCATAATACGCATTAGCTCTGCTACTTCAGCAGCACTATCTCCGTTTACACTGATATTCATATTTGCTTCGTTTAGTGTATTACTTTTGTTGTTTTTGCTTGAGTTTTCCATTGTGCTAGCCTTTCTTGTTTTAGTGCTTTCGCTTATAGTGCTTGCTGCGCCAAACATTGCAGCTAGAGTTTCAGGACATGCATGGCCGTCTTCTGATAGCCCTTTGGCTTGTCGATGAAGTTTAACAGCTTCTTTTACATCAGATACTTTCATATCAACTTCCTATTGGACTCTTTGCATTGTCTTTGTTGTCAATGTCTTTTGATTCGCCAGTAGGTGCTTCTCCTACATAATCGTTATCACGTTCTTTACGAGCAGTTTCCAACTCTTTTAACAAGTTCATTACTCTGCTCTCACCTGCACTTTCTTGTGCATTTTCATCTTCAAGTTCTTCAGTTGTTAACTTGGCAACATAAACTTCGTTGTCTTTGTCTTCTGCTTGATACAACTCTTGAGGTTCGTTTGGATTTCTAACTATAACATGTCCTGGTTTTACATCGCAGCATTGTCTAATATATTCTTCCAACACTTGAACTGTAGTTGGATATGTTAAATCAACTTCGTAATATGTAACATTGCAGTTTTCTAGTTGAGGAAAGTCCAGCGGACGTTCTTGAATTGGTGTTCGTTTGCCTGCTGTCATTTTTGCAACACCGTACTTTTCCAATGCTGTTTCCATCATGTCTGCAAAGCTTTCAGGTAAGTCGCCTGCAACGCCTACTTTAAACGAGTAGACTTTTTTTGATTCGCTTAGATATTCTCCGAATGTTTTCATAGTTATAGGATCCTGTTTATACTATTATTTATCTTTATCTAGCCCTTTTAATTTCTCTAGTAGGCTGTTTCTGTCGGTTACTACATACCCTTCGCCATTGACTACATCTCCATCTGAGTTTCCGCTGTCTCTGTCCATTTTTTCTTTTTTAAGTTGCAGTTCAACCATTTTGAGTTTTTTGTCTAGTTTTGCAACTTTGGCATCTAGACTTGTTTTCAACATATTTCCAGCAACCTCAAATACTCTGCCACTGTAACGACTTTCAACATTCATACCTAAATCCATCAAGTCATCGTATGCAGTCATTGCTTTGTCGGCAACTTCGTTGAGTTCCTTGTCGGCCATTTCGCCTAAACCTTTTACGGCTGGCAATGCGCTGGATATTTTATCAAAGTCTGCTATGTCTCTAAATGTGTCTTCGTGTTCAACAACTGCTGCTGCTTTTTCGTCTTTTGCAACAATATCTTCGTTGTCCGGTAGATTCAACATTTCTTCAAGTTTTTTGGTCATAATAGTATTCCGTTATATGCTACTATTATTTATCTACGTTTGCCTTGATGGAAAATATCTCCTTCATTGACAACTCTAAAGATCATTCCTTTTTGTTTACAGTATGCTCTAGCTGCTGCCCATTTGGCTTGATTAATCACATAGTGTAGTTTGTTGTGATTGCTATTTCCTAACTGTTCTTTAAAAGTATGATTAGAAGGTTTTACTTCAATCAGTTCAACTTGTTGTTTTCCAGTTTTGTCATTGTAAACTATAAAAAAGTCAGGCACATATATTGTTTGTTTTCCCGACAAAGGATTTCTATATGGAATACGTATTGCTTCACTAGCCCATTTTGTAACATTTTCGTTTTGATCACAAAACTTCATAAAAGCAAATTCCCAACTACTTCTATAGGTAGGAGTTTTTCCGCCGATGTATTTGTCAGGGTTTTTACAAGTATATTTTCCTTGAGCAAATCTTGACATTAGATAACTATGTTTCTTTTTTCGCTGGTTTCGGCAGTATTTTCAACTCTGTATCCAATACTGCTTATGTTACTTCTGTTTGAGTTAAGAATAGTAGCAACTAGCTTACTGATACTAACTTCATCCAAACCTTGTAGTGTATCTAATAGTTTAAATATACTAACATTGTCTACTTTGGCTTGTTGTAATAAAACTGTAGAAACAGCAATAGCACTAGATTGATCAAAGCCTCTCTTTTTAAAGAACCCTACAATACTGTCAACTTGATTGCTGGTTACACTTATTTTTTTACTGTAATATTTGTCAAAAAACTCTTTTACCTCAGTTGAACTATCATTAACTGGTTGTATGCTTGGATCTGTAATACTGCTCATTATCGTGTACTCGTTGGTGTTGTTGAAGTGATGTCGTTGTTTGTAGGTTTAGGTAGTACAAACCCACTGTTTGGCGACGAAGTAGTTTCAATAGATGTCGGAGCCGAAACAGCTTGTCCGGCTTGTAATATTTGTATAGTTCTTAATACAGTTTCTAAATCAACTTCGTTGTTTCTAACATCGTTGTACACACTTGATATGCCATTTACTAATCCGCCAATAGTAAACAAATCAGCAATAGTATCTCCACCGCTGAGAGAACCCCTCGATAAATCATAATGACTAGGATCACCAAAACCTGCTGGTTCGTCAACTCTAGTTCTTCCTCTTCCATACATTACAGATTCGTATTGGAATCTCATTGTATTTTTGGTAAAACTGTTGTCTCCTTGATTTAGAGTGTCGTGGTTCATGTTTACAATAATAGGATTGACCAATGTAAATGCTGTAAACTCTGGCTTGGCATTGTTTGAGTATAACTGATTAACTGTAATACTATTAAAAAATGGTTGATTTTTAGTTATACCATTGTCTAAACCATATCTATATCCATTAGACGCTTCGCCCTTGTATAATGAATCGTAATAAGATTGCGGTATAGTTGTGTCTGGTTGTCCACTGCTGTTTTTCGAAGCATAGTTAGGATCTTGATAATAATATCTAAAATAAGCTTCCCACAACAGTGTAGTTAATCCTGCCATATCGTCGTGAAAGATCATTTGTACTGGATCGTATCTTATACGAGTTTGAACAATCTTTTTTCTGTTGTACTGATTTTTTTCATCTGTCTCGACATTAAAACGTGGTAAATCAACTGTTTCTACTAATAGATTAAACTCTCGTTTGTTTAACAAACTTTGAACAGTTTTACCTAATGTAGCCAGAGCGTTTTGATTTACGTCTAATACAACATGATAAAGAAATTTAGTTTTTGGACTCAAACGCATGTTGTTGCGTACATACAACGCATCAGCATGAGCAAAATCAGCTAGTGTGCCTGCTCTACTGTTGTTGTCGAAAAATGGTGTAAACTTTGACATAAAGTATTTATCTTATAAGATAAACCACGTATATTAACAAAAAAGGAGCCCAGAGGCTCCTTTGATGTATAATGGCAATCAAGCTAGTTTTTAACCTGTTGCTGCTGTTCCAGCATTTCCTGTTACACGTTGTTGTTTGGTTCCATTGATACCAACACCAATGCCCAACTGTACAGCGTTATCATATTGAATAGTTAATGTAACTGTTGCGGCATCGTTGTTAGCATATGCCAATGAACCGTATTCTACGTTTGTTAAGAAACAACCGTATAGTTCCCAAGTTTCGAGTACGCCTGGTGTGTTAGCACCATTACCACCGTCTAAGATTTCAATACGCTCAACAAACTTATAATCAATACCCGAAGCAGCACTTGCTTGTTCAAAGAAATCAAATTGTTTCTGAAGTTGTTCACCAACCATTTTTTGTACACTGCCGTTTACATCATCACGTAGTGTAATGTTAACAGTGTTCCATGTGTGTTTACCGGCAAGGTATACCTTTGAGTTGTAAACATCCATTGCGATTGGATCAAACTGTAATGTTGGTCTTGAAGCATCAACAACTTGTTTTGTTAGTTCTTGAGTTTCTTTTGATACACCAAAGTTTTCTAAGCTAACGCGGAAGCGATACTGTAACTTTGGCATAAGTAGGCCTTGACCTGTTGCACTTGCATCGTTTGCTAACGGTACTGTTAAATTTAGTAGAGTTGAGATTGCCATCTAAATATTTCTCCTTATACACAAGTATTTATCATTTGTAGGGGGTTTTTATTTTACCCCCTACATTATGATATTAAAGACCTGATATCTCCCCTGTGTTTTTCAAGCGTAGTGGAATATAGATAAATTCAACTGCTTTTACTGGTTCAATAGCTACATCAACATAAAGTTCATTTCTGTCAATTCTAGCTGGTGTGTTGTTGGTATCGTCGCATACAACCAAGAAGTCATACAACGCTCTTAGTCCAACTAGTTCTACCATCAAGCTTTCAACTTGCTGTTTGATTTCATCACGTGTAATCTTATCGTTTGGTTCAAACAAATATGGTTTTGCTAGACTGTTTAGCTGGCTTCTTAGATACACAACTAGTCTTGCAACATTTACTCTGTCAAGCGCACTAGCATTTCTAGCACGAGTCTTTTGACCAAACACTGTTAGTCCAGCGCCTGTTAGGAACGTAATAGGGTTAATGCTGTTAGCATATAGCGTATCACGTTGTCCTTCGTTGAGAGCAATACTTACAAACTCGCCTTCGTTGTTGATATATCCTGATGCTGTAGCATTTGTTACGCCGCCACGTCTTGTACCTGCTGGTGCAAACCATGGATAAGCAACTTGGTCATTTAGTGCGTATGTACGTAGCACCATATGACTCGGAGGAACAACAACATTATTGCCTGCGTTATCACTTGTAAAGCCTGACGGATAATACATACCTAGATATTCGTCAAAGCTTACTGCGCCGTCATCATTGTCTTCAACTGCTAGAGCAACATTCGATGCCCAGTTGTTTAGTGATGTTGCATCAGGTGTTAAGCGGAATGGTGAGTCGCCTATAACAAATGCTGTTAATCCTCTGTCGTAGTTTAGTGTAACCATTTCGCCGATTAGCTCAGGATATCCTGGTGTAGTAATCAAGTTAAACAAACGTGTTTCGTTGTCACGGATATCGTCATTGCTGTTAACCATTGCTTGAAGTGCTTGTACAACAACTTTACGCTGTGCCTTACGTCCAAAGCTTCCTTTGCCGTCTGCTTCATTGGCCGACTCTGTTACCCAGCGATGCGGATAATAGTTGGTCATTGCTTCGCCGTTGTTGAATCTTCCGTTGTCTGCATTAATATCAATGTAGTTGCGCTCAAAACGCTTGACATTAAATCCGCTTCTACGTAGGTTCCAAAGCAACATGCCTTTTGGATATAGTGCTGGATCTGGAGCATCTGGGTCTAAGTAGTCACTTGTTAGTAGATCTGCAATCTCTCCTGCTTCGTCACTGTTAGCACCGTTTGTATTATAACGTGCATCAGCAAATAGTATACCATTTTCTGTTGTTTGATCAGTAGCATCAATTTCTACCCAAGGATTTGATCCTGCATCTGCTAGTACTTTATTATAAACACTTACAGTTGGATAGTTTTCAAGATCTGCTGTACTGATCCAAATATCGCCAGTTACTAGATCAGAACCATCTGATTGCTCAGTTGGTGCACTAGCACTTACAATCGGACCTGCTGGGTCGGCGTTTGGATATCCATTTGTAGCATCGTGATAGCCAACCCATGAGTTGCCGTCGTGTATCATAATGTCAACTTCGTCAACAATACTGCTGTACCATAGTGCGCCATCTGCTGCAATCGCAGTCGGAGCATCGTCGCTAGCAGTGTATGTCAGTGGCTTCCAAAGTGTTGCTCTATATTG